ACTACGATCTTCACGCCAGTACCCAACGATACCTGCATGGACATTCTTGCGCTTCTCTTTGAGAACACGCTGACGACCTGCCTCAGAGACACGTGGTCGAGCATCCTCTAGGATGACAACCTCACGATGGGCGATCACTCTACCCTTGTCGTCACCCTCCAACGCCTTAATCGACCACAGTTTTTTATGTAAGTTAAAGTATACAAACACTCGCATTTGATAAACTCCTGAAACATTACCAACGGAATTCCGTGACTAAACAGCCACGGCAATTAGATTTGTAGCATCTACGATGAAGGGCGAATCGACATCTTTCTTCGCCTCGTCACCCTTAACACGCAACCCAACGATAACGTTGCCACTGAACACATTGTCCAAGTCCGACACGTCACCATCGATGACAGGTCTACCCATAAAGGATTCTGGGAATCCGCCACGGAATACAACAGTCATTGGAACGTCAGCCTCCAGAGCTTTAGCTACATGCTTCTGATAGCGAGGTGCACCAGAATAGCTGAACATCAACTTGTAGTTGCTTGGCAACTCAGTGTGTAAGCGAGCGGCATTCTTCGTGTAGTCGTAGAATAGAATTTCGCCAAACTCACCTTCCATGTCTAACAACTCTTCCCACTTAACATCACTGAAAGTGTTCAAGCGAACCACAGGTTTGACACCCTGCTTCAAGCATAGCTTGATGAAGTTGTGCAACTCACGCTTAAGCTGTATGAGGAATCTCTCCCTATCCGATTCGAAGAATCGTGTCTTAGCCATACGAGATTGTGTAACTGAACTAAAAACCTGAGCCATGCCAGACTTCTTAATGCAGTTGTCGAAGCACTCAGCAATAGCTGAATGCGGACACAATGCCGGAGTAGGTTCGAGGGATAGGGATGCAATACGTACATCACCCATTGCCATAGATTTTTTAACTTTGGTGTTACCACCTTTGGTGTCTAGAAGTTTCATGTACATCTCCTGTGCTATCTCCGATAGCTTATGTGTGTTGTTACCAACGGAATTCCGTGGCTAGAAATGGCCTTGCCGACCAGATGCTTTACATAGTAATAGGAAACTAAACCCATTGTCAAGTCGGTATATCTATTCAGCAAACGGTGCTTCGCCAATGCAAGTGTATCGTGTGTTGTTACCTAAACGGACATACAGCTTACGACCACGGACATCCATCATCCATTGCTTACACCCCTTGTCATGGGCATATGTGCGAGCTAGGTACATGGCAGACCAGTAGCAAATCTTAGGTTTATTCAATTTATTTTCCTCCCTTCGGGAACTAATTACGATTTCGGTTGTCTAAACATACATTATGTTTAAAGAAACCAATGGGTGCATATAGCTATCGCTATACTGCTAACGACAAAAAGCCCCATAAAGGGGCTTCATATGTTGGCGATTACCTCACCTTACGGCTGATAATCTCGTAGCCATTCAGGTAGTGGTCTTTGACATGGACAAACGTCATCGAGTTACGTTTATCTACGATAACCTCTCCCTCAATCTTCTCGTAATTAGCATCCATAGATGCTAGCCAAGAAGCTCGTTCAACAGCATCCTCATACTTAGCAAAGTATCGATCTGAATAGCTCTGTGCATCGAACGACTTAGTTACAATGTAAATTTTCATAGCAATATTCTCCGAATATTATTAGTGGGATGCTACCAACGGAATTCCGTGACTAGCACCCCGTAGGGGTTAGATTAGTTCGCCACGTGCAGTTAGGTGCATGTCTAGCGCTTCTTCAAATTCCAACCAATGGTCTTTATCTAACTCCGTTAGAGTCGGATCTTCGCTAGACCACTTAGTGATGTCCAGAGATAAAATCTCTGACTTGTCAGATTTGATTGTGTATTCTAACTGAGCAGTTACACTGCTACCACGCATTGGCATTGTCATGATGGTTTTAAGTTTCATGCTAAATACTCCGTATTTATTTCGAATAAGACCAGTGCATCGCACTGTATTAATGTACACACAGGTACATGACAAAGCATCGTAGATGCTCATAACGACAAAAAGCCCCAGAGGGGCTTTTTCATGCTGAATCAGCTATGCTGATTTATACGTTAGCTAGCTTATAGCTAGCCCAGTTACCATCGACTTCGATCTCAGCGATAACTACGTTATCTCTGACAGTAGTTCTGTATCGAACATAGTTACCCCACTCTTTCAGAGTGAAAGCTAGTTTTTCTGTTTCAGGCTGAAACTTATAAATAAGTTTGTTACGTTCAGATCGTTTCATTGTAAAATCTCCGATTTTATTCAGGGTCATCTTCGATGACAGCTACCAACGGAATTCCGTGACAACAGCATCGAAGATGCTATCCGATAACCCTATGGGTTATTTAGTGCCCTTTAGGGCAGATTCAAAAGCATTCTCAAAATCAGCTACGCTGATGCCGTTCTTAGTCAGTTGGTCTACGACCATCTTAGCCAAAGCATCGGCTGTCACCTTCGGTGACTGCTTGTTGCTAGCATCTTTAGATGCCATCCCATCTCGTTGCTCTGCAACGGTAGTAGTTGGCGCTGATTTAGCTTTGCTACTGGTTGACTTAGCTGTGACACCTTTAGGTGTCTTGTCAGCTTCGCTGTTCTTCGACAGTTCTCTGAACTGTTTACGAAGCACTCCAACAGAGTTGGACTGTAGTGTTCCGTTGGAACGAAGCTCTTCAAGCTTCTTCCAGTTCGATGCCAACCACATAAGATCGTTCCGATCTTGTTGGCTAATCACTTTTAAAGACGTAGTCTTTATTTGCTTGCCAAACTCTTTGTCCGAAGGACAAGCATTTCTGTACTCAAGGAGTACAGCTCCAATATCCTTCAACTCTACGAGTTGCTTAGCTCTAGTTGCTACGATACTTTTGTATCGTTTCCCAGCCCAGAGCATCTTCGATGCTAGCTCATCACTTACAGTGATTACTTTGGCTTCGCCAAACTCCTTCACGACAGCCTTTGGCTGTTTAGATGTTGCCGTTGCTTTAGCAACGATGTCAGCCATTGGAACAACTTTAGTTGTTTTTGCAGTTTTAGCTACGCTAGTCATATCAATCTCTCCGTTACAGCTCCGCTGTAGTAATTTGTGGTTTTGCTTACAACCCTTTAGGGTTGGCTACGTTGGCTGTTGCCGTTGAAGCCCTTCCACTATAGTGAGGATTTTGACAGCCTGTCAATACCTTTACGGTATTGGTTTCATAACTACGTAGTAGTTAAAAAAGTTTGCCGACTTTCCCATTGAACGTAGTTCAACTTTTTTTTGCCAACGGAATTCCGTGACTACAACATCTTCGATGTTGCGTTAAACCTTTCAGGTTTATTGTCAGCATAGCTGACTGTTAACACCTTCGGTGTTGGGGTGGTATTTACAACATAACCTCTGGTTATGACACCATCTCGTAAGAGATGCTCGACCCTGACAACACATCATCGACTCCAATAACCACATACATCTTCGATGTAAAACACCATTGAGTTGATATTTCTACCATAACCATAGGTTATGACCTAACATCTTCGATGTTATAAGCTTCTCTACGAGAAGCAGGAACATATGCAAAGCATATGGATGGATGTCCAGTGTTTATGGGCACATCTTCGATGTGGGGGAGGCGAGGGCCACCCCGGGTCAGTGCGTTATTGTACATGTAACCACACACAGAAGGGAAAATATAAAGGTGTCAACTAAAAATATCTATACATGTACACTGTCACACAGGGGTGTGCTGAACACAGTTCATGTTGTAGGATGTTTGTATGAATAAAATTATAGTAAATAATTGTTGTACTGTGTTAAAAAGTGTGGTACAATCCATCTTAACATGGGCCGGTGGTACATCTATACAACATATAACAAGGACATGTAATGACTATAGAAACAAACTACACTAAAGAGTTGTACGAAACTCTACGTAATAACAAATCGCTACGCTCTCTCTATCTTCCACACTCAGATGTCTACTATACGATGATTGCTATAGAGAAGAATACAGGAGTTGCATTGTCATGTAAGCAAGTGGAAGCATTGATGCGAGAGATGGGTTGGGATAAATAACAGTTGTTGACGTAAGGAAACAATACGATACAACTGTGCACTATACCTATTGACAAGGAGTCTGTTATGGCTATTGAGTACAGAGGGGAGAAGTTCGCTGGATACAATAAGCCTAAGCGCACTCCCAACCACCCTACTAAGAGTCATGTCGTATTGGCTAAAGAGGGTGAGACGATTAAGATGATTCGCTTTGGTGAGCAGGGAGCTAAGACTGCGGGTAAGCCGAAGGCGGGTGAATCGGATAAGATGAAGAAGAAGCGAGCTAGCTTTAAGGCTAGGCATGCAAAAAACATTGCTAAAGGTAAACTGTCTGCAGCTTACTGGGCTGACAAAGTTAAATGGTAGAGGAAAATCATAATGCCATACGGATTGAAACAAATGCCAACACGTAATAAACAACGTAAAGCTCCAAAGCGTAACTTTACTTTAACAGACGACAATGGTAGACGTGTACGTGGTGGAACACCGTCTATTGAAGGGCCGAAGTTAGGTAAACAGCCTAGACGTAAAGCTCCTAAAGATCAAATAATGCCTATTAATGGTCCAAAAGGCGGTTCACGGAAAATGCCTAAAAGTGAGCTGATGCCAATGCCTGTTAAACCTAAACGTAAAGCACCAAAAAATGCTGGTCCTACTCCTATTAAAGGCCCTAAAGGTGGTTCATGGACAGGTAGGAAGCCAGTTATCAATGATCCAGTTGTAGGTAAACCCAAGCCTAAACGCAAAGCACCTAAGGCAGGTGGTATGATAGGTATTGACGGCCCTAAAGGTGGTCGTATGCCGAAAAACCCACCATCGTTCAACGATCCAGTTGTAGGTAAGCAGCGTAAGCGTAAAGCTCCTAAAGCAGGTAGCGGCTTTGGTTCTATTGGTGGAGCTGTAATGTTTAATAAGGGTGGTGTAGTTAAAGCTAACTGCGGTGCGTCAATGAAACCAGCACGTAAGAGTAAGAAGTAATGCCAACTCCAACTGAACAAGGTAAGGCACGTGGCGATGAGCTACGTCAAGAAGCTGCACGACTAGAGTCTAAGTTAGCTATGCTACAAGAACGGGCTGCTGAAGGTAGCACTCGTGCTAAAGAAGAAATTCCTGTAGTTAAGGATAACCTAACACGTATTCGTACTGCACTTAAAGGTAAGGGTGGTACTGGTTACAAAAAAGGTGGCATGGTTAAGAAGTCTAAGGGTGGCTATGCTAATTGTGGTGCATCAATGAAACCAACACAAAAGTTTAGTTGTGGTGGTATGGCAAAGGCTAAGCGTAAGTAATGGCAGTAGTACGCCCTTCACGTACCCTTACGTATTCAGTAGAAGCTTTAGTAGAGAATCAGGTGTACACGTTGTACACATGTCCAGATCACTGTCATGCACAGATGTCTCTACTGTTTGTATCTAATGCGGATGGTAATACGACAGTTAACGTTACGTGGCAACGAGCAGACGGACAGCACATTGCTATTCTTGGCGGTAAGAATATGACGAGTGGTGAGTATGTTAAGTTTGACGGGGCGTACATTGTGTTCAATCCGGGTGACTACATGACTGTACAAGCTACGGGTAATGCTGCTCCGCATATGGATGCATTGTGTACAGTGGAAGAAGTATTTAACCAGAGTGGTAATATATAATGGCAAGACAATTAACGGAGAAGCAACAAGCGTTTCTTGCCGTACTGTTTGATGAAGCTAACGGCAACATCACAGAGGCTAAGAAGCTTGCTGGCTACTCTCCTAACGTAAAGAACAGTGAGATTATTAATTCGTTGAAGGATGAGATTCTGGAAGCGACACAGACGTACATGGCTTCCAATGCGCCACAAGCTGCTGTAGCTATGGTGAGTGGGGTGCTGGACCCAACACAACTGGGTGTACGAGATAAGTTGAATGCAGCCAAAGAGTTGCTAGACAGAACAGGATTGGTTAAAACTGAGAAGATGCAAGTTGAGGCTAGCGGTGGTGTAATGATTCTACCACCTAAACAGAGTCAATAATTTGTAGGTTTTAACATGAAAGCCAGATCAACTGTACTGGGCAGATGGATATTGCCACAGCCAGTTATCGAGAGGAAGGAGTATATAGCCATCCCTCGTTTCGGGCAGAACCCTCCGTATGGATACGCCCCTGACCCTGAAGACCCTGAGATGCTACTACCCGTACCACTGGAGCTGGAAGCTTTAGAAGAGGCTAGGAAGTATTTAAAACAGTATAGCTATAGGAAAGTAGCTGCGTGGCTAAGCACTACGACAGGTAGGTATATTAGTCACAACGGTTTGTACAAGAGGATTCAGGATGAGCAACGACACAAAAGAAGAGCTGCAACTTACGCAAGGCTTAAAAGGCAGTACGAAACGTATCTCCGCAAAGCGGAAGAGTACGAAGAAAAGTACCAGCGCCTCATCGGGCAAGAAGCAACAACAAGCTGAAGTAAAAGCAGCGCCAGCTATTGTAGAAGTAACAGGCACTGACTATGCACGTGAAGAAGAGATGGCGGAACAGAATGTCATCTTCTCTCCTAACGCTGGTCCACAATCAGACTTTCTAGCGGCAGGTGAACGTGAAGTATTATACGGTGGTGCTGCGGGTGGCGGTAAGAGTTATGCAATGCTTGCAGATCCTCTACGTTTTATGGGTCATCCCGCTTTCTCTGGTCTTCTCCTTCGTCATACGAATGAGGAGTTGAGGGAACTAGTATGGAAGAGTCAGGAGCTGTATCCAAAGATCTGGCCCGGTATTAAGTGGTCAGAGAGGAAGATGCAATGGACGGCTCCAAGCGGAGCACGTCTATGGTTCTCGTACCTCGATAGGGATGAAGACGTATTGCGCTATCAGGGTCAGGCATTTAGTTGGATTGGCTTTGACGAATTAACACAGTGGCACACTCCCTTTGCTTGGGACTACATGCGCTCTCGTCTACGTACAGCAGCAGCCGACCTACCCATTTACATGCGAGCCACCACCAACCCCGGTGGACCGGGACATGCTTGGGTTAAGAAGATGTTCATTGATCCGGCTAAGCCGGGACAGGCGTATGACGCTGTGGACATTGAGAGTGGTCAGGTTATGCGCTATCCGAAGGGGCATAAGCGAGAAGGGGAGCCGCTGTTCAAGCGTAGGTTTATTCCTGCATTCCTAACAGACAACCCTCACCTAGCAGAAGCGGGTGACTACGAGGCTATGCTACTCTCACTACCAGAGACACAGCGTAAGCAGTTATTAGAAGGTAGTTGGGACATTGCAGAAGGTGCGGCTTTTACAGAGTGGGATAGAAACATACACGTAATTCCACATGAACCCATCCCGCACAACTGGATTAAGTTTAGGGCATGTGACTATGGATACGGCAGTTGGACTGGTGTTATATGGTTTGCTATTCATCCTGCTACTGAGCAGCTTATAATCTATCGTGAGTTGTATGTAACAAAAGTTATTGCCACCGACTTGGCAGACATGATTAACGAGTTGGAAGAGAATGATGGCAACATTAGATACGGCATATTGGACAGCTCTCTATGGCACAAGCGTGGCGACACTGGCCCTAGTTTGGCTGAGCAGATGATTATGCGTGGTTGCAGATGGCGACCATCAGACAGGAGTGCTGGCTCACGTGTAGCTGGTAAGAACGAAATACACAGACGATTACAAGTGGATGAGTTTACAGGTGAACCACGTATGGTTATAATGGACAACTGTACCCACCTAATCGCTCAACTACCCATCCTTCCATTGGATAAGAAAAACCCAGAAGACATAGACACTCGTGCAGAGGATCACTTATATGATGCTTTGCGCTATGGGTTGATGTCACGACCTAGAGCTAGTACATGGGATTATGATCCCGCAAGTTCAAAACCGTCAGGCTTTAGGCCAGCCGACCCTATGATGGGATACTAAAGAGGAAAGTAAATGGCTAACGAAGAAGCAACCTTTATCGAAGATGAGTCTATTGCATTAGATGATGTAGCAGAGTCTTATGATGAAGATCCGGGTGTATCACATCTAGTGATGCACGTAGAAGATAAGTATCGCAAAGCGGAAGACTCTCGTATTCAAGATGAAGATCGTTGGTTAAAAGCTTATCGTAACTATCGTGGCATCTACGGAGATGACGTACAGTTTACGGATGCGGAGAAGAGTCGAGTTTTTATTAAAGTTACTAAGACTAAAACTCTAGCTGCCTACGGGCAGGTTGTTGACGTACTGTTCGCTAACAATACATTCCCTCTTTCTGTGGAACCTACACGTCTTCCTGACGGAGTGGCAGAAGCAGTTACATTTGACCCTAACCCTCAGAAGCCCAAAGAAGCCGCTGACGAAGCGCCAGCTTCACCCTATGGCTACGCAGGGGACGGAAACGATCTCCCCGCAGGAGCTACAATAGAAAGCCTCATGGGTGTTGTAGCTGATAAGCTTAAGGATATTGATGGGGTAGAGATTGGTAAAGGTGAGACGGCAACGTCTGTAACATACTATCCTGCTATGCTTGCTGCTAAGAAGATGCAGAAGAAAATTCTAGATCAGCTAGAAGAGAGTGGCGCTAGTAAGAAGTTACGCTCTACGGCTTTTGAACTTGCTTTGTTTGGCACTGGCGTAATGAAGGGGCCATTTGCAGAAGACAAAGAATATCCTAACTGGGACGAAGAAGGTAACTACGATCCTACGATTAAGACAGTTCCTAAAACTTCTCACGTATCTGTATGGAACCTATATCCAGATCCCGATGCAGCTAACATGGATGAAGCTCAGTACATAGTGGAGCGACATAAGATGTCACGCTCACAACTACGTGCACTAAAGAAACGTCCATTCTTCCGTAAAGATGTTATTGAAGATGTAATTGCTAACGGAGAAAACTACGTACCTAAATACTGGGAGCAAGACCTTGCGGACTACGACACAAACTACGGTGTTGAACGTTTTGAGGTGTTGGAGTATTGGGGTGTCATCGATAAAGAAATGTTGGAAGATGCGGAGATCGATCTACCGCCAGAACTAGAAGATGTAGATGAGCTACAAGCAAACATCTGGTTGTGTAACGGTCGATTGATTCGTGTCGTACTAAACCCATTCAAGCCAGCTAAGATTCCATACTACGCTGTACCATACGAAACAAACCCATACAGTTTCTTCGGTGTTGGTATTGCGGAGAACATGGACGATACACAGACATTGATGAATGGCTTTATGCGTATGGCTGTTGATAACGCTGTATTGTCAGGCAACCTACTGATTGAAGTAGATGAAACAAACCTAGTGCCGGGACAAGACCTATCTGTATATCCGGGTAAGGTGTTCCGCAGACAAGGTGGGGCTCCGGGTCAAGCAATCTTCGGAACTAAGTTCCCGAACGTAGCAGGTGAGAACTTGCAGTTGTTTGATAAAGCTAGGGTGCTAGCAGATGAATCTACTGGCTTCCCATCATTTGCACATGGTCAGACAGGTGTTAGTGGTGTAGGTCGTACAGCTTCTGGCATCTCTATGCTTATGGGGGCAGCACAGGGTTCAATTAAGTCTGTGATTAAAAACATTGATGACTACTTGCTACGTCCGTTGGGTGAGGCAATGTTCTCATTTAATATGCAGTTTGACTTTGATCCTGAGATTAAGGGTGACTTAGACGTTAAAGCTCGTGGTACGGAATCACTAATGGCTAACGAAGTAAGAAGTCAGCGTCTTATGCAATTCTTGCAAGTTGCATCTAATCCTGCTCTTGCACCGTTTGCAAAGTTCCCGTATATCATCCGTGAGATTGCTAAGTCTATGGATCTTGATCCAGAAGAAGTTACAAACTCTATGGAAGAAGCGGCACGACAAGCAGCTATTATGCAACAACAAAATCCACAGCCCCCTGCAGGTCAGGGTGAAATGGGCGGAGTACAAGACTCATCTGGCGGTGGAGCAGGACAGGTTGGCGTAGGCACAGCACCAGTACCGGGCGAACAAGGATTTACAGGTAATGAGCAACCAGCGCAAACAGGCGGTGAGCCGCCTCAAACCCCTATGCAATAACAAACGTCAATGGGATGCACTCTTGGAATACCTTGAGTGCCACATTGATGAGCATAGGGTTACATTAGAGCAAGCAGACACACCAGTAGCTGTACATAGAGCACAAGGTGCTATCGCTGCTCTTAAGAAACTAAAGTATTTGAGAGACGAAGCTAATGCCACTTGATCCAATAAGCCGTCATCATTATGAGAATATTGTTAATGATACGACAGCAACTGCGGAAGACGGTAAACGTCAGACTGTATTTACAACAACAGTGGAGTATGACGGTAAGACGTACTTAATTCCACAAGTATGGGATGGTGAAGTAGTTAGTCCAAAAGAAGCGGAAAAACGTGCTTTTGAGTCTGGTGTATACAAAGAGTTTGATTCTAGAGAAGAAGCAGACGCATTTGATAAACAAATACACGAAAAGATGACAGGCACAACTACAAAAGACGAAGCATTGAGTGCACTAGTAAACGATGCTAAAGGTGAATATGCAGAGGGCGGTAGCGTGAAGAAAGACCCAGTAAGCGGCAACGAAGTACCTAAAGGTGCATTGCCTAAAGAAGTTAGAGATGATGTACCAGCAATGCTTAGCGAAGGTGAATTCGTTATTCCGGCAGATGTTGTACGCTACATTGGCTTAGATAAGCTGATGAAGATGCGTGACTCTGCTAAGCAGGGTTTGGAAAAGATGGATGCGGAAGGGCAGATTGGCGGAGAGCCAACTTCTACCGATGAGGAAATGGAAGCACTGCAATTTGCTACAGGTGGTACTGTACCTGCTGCAGCTATTACAACAGATACGCAGCCGCTTACGCAGACTAACGTATTGCAGTCATCACAGGTAACTCCTGTACGACCAGAAGAACCGCTTGTACCTGATGCAGATTACTTCCAAACTAACTTGGGACAAACAGGTGCTACAAATTCTAGTCGTATTGGTAGTGCTGTATACATTGGCCCTAATGGAGAGCGAATTACTTTACGTACAGTAGACGGTATTCCTACCCAAGAAATTCCACCGGGCTATGTACCAGAAGATCAGGCTGTCAAAGGAGAAGATGGAACAGTAAAAGCTCCGGGCGCAGAAGTTGCTACAGGTACACAGGCGCAGGTATGTCCTGTAGGTACGAAATGGAATCCCGAAACACAGCAGTGTGAATCTATTTATTCTAGTGACGGTGGAGAACAACAAGAAACACCAACACCTGAAATAGACAACCGAATTGCGCTAGCTAAACTATTCGCAGAAGACGATCCAAAAGTAGCGGCTGCACTAAAGCAGTATGAAGAAGGTAAGATTGGCATTAAAGATGTACTCGGAATTTTCTCGGGTTTGTCAGGTTTGGTTAGCTTAATTGGTAAAGCAAGTGCTGCTGGCGATAACAAAAAAGCTTTGATTGAAGCTGTAATGGCATCGCAAGAAACTGGTGGCAAAACAGGTGACGGACGTACTGCTTACACAGCAGAAGGTGAACTGTTACGTGATTGGTCTAACTCTACTCGTAGTGAAAAAGAAACTATGGAAATAGTAGAGAAGGCTATGAAAGGAGGTGCTTCTCGTGCTCTTGCTGTAGCTATGGCTGTTGATGACACCTACGATAAAGACGTAGACGTAAGCAACATTAGTAAGTTTGAAGACACTATTGCTGAAAAGTACGGTGTGTCTAAAGGTAGTACGCAAGCAGCTATTCTTGCTAAGCAAGAGTTGGATTTATTTGACGGCAACCTTACTGCTGCACTAGAGTTCCAGTACGGTGCGGAAGATGACGACACACAGGTTAGCACAGGTAACATCGGTAAGATTATGGGACTGGAAGATACCATGTCTCAGTCAGCTATTTCTGGTGCACTACAAGATGTTGGTGGCCTAACTAATCTTAGCAATCAATACTCTAGCGACAGTTCTGGTACAGACTCATTCTTCTCTGACATGGGCAGTGTGTCTACATCAGATCGCTATGGTACTACTGCTGGCTCTCAGCAGTCAGAGATGCTAGCTGCGCAAGATGCAGATTTCTTTAGTGATAACGATGACAGTGGCTCTGGCGGAGGCGGAGGCGGAGGCGGAGGCGGTAGCAGCCGCTGGTGTTGTTCTGCAATGGTACACGCTGGCCTATGGACAGAGAAACGGGAGTTTGCTCGTATGACACTATGGAGTATGCGTAAATTTGGCCCGGAACATTCTTGGTGGCTACGTGGATACAACCACTGGGGTAAGTGGGTTGCTAAGAACATTGTCACAAAATATGGTTGGGGTAAAACTCTTATGCAAGCATTCTACGACTACCACGTAGAAGGTAAACCGTATACTGCTAAGACACTACTAGCACAAGCTATAATTTTCCCCGGAGCATTTATTGCAGGTCATGTACATGCAAAGGATGCGCTACCTACTAATGCAAGACTAGCTACAATGGAAGAGTTAAGTTGATATGATTACAGACGAAGATAAGGCAGGTATTGAACAACGTTTCCTATCTCTCAGCCCAGAAGAACAGGATAGCATTCGTACACTAGTGAATGATCCGGCAGCCCCGTTGCTGGCATTCCTTCTAAACATTTCTAAAGAAGAGTTTCGAATGCTAGCGTCAGAACTTTTACCTCGCAGACGTGGCTTTGCTGCTAGACAACGATAAAAATATATGTTATAAATACATTGCTAGTGCGGCAGGGTATATGTATATCCTGTCCCTAGTTCCTTCCCTCCAACCTATAATGGCTTACCTAGTACCCCGTACATTGGACTACTACTAGCCCCAACAAAGGTGATAAACAATATGGCAATTGCACAACGTGTATCCTTCGAAGATAAACTTAAGAAGGAAGAAGAAGAACTAGAAGCTCTTAAAAAAGAGCATACTGGTGCTACAGAAGAATCTTCTGAAGAAACAGAAGAAGAGTCTCTTAGCGCAGAAGAGAAGTCTTTTAAAAAGCGTTACGGTGACATTCGTACACTGCAACAAACGCAAAAGAAAGAGTTCGAAGATAAGCTAGCAGAGATGCAACGACAGTTGGATGCTGCTACTAAGAAAGAGATGAAGCTACCAACTTCAGAAGAAGAGATTGAAGCATGGGCAACTAAATACCCACAAGTTGCTAAGATCGTAGAAAGTATTGCAATGAAGAAAGCCAAAGAGCAGTCAGCGCAATACGAAGATCGCTTTGCAGAAATTGAAAACATGAAGGTGGATGCTCTACGTCAGAAAGCAGAAGCTCAGTTAATCAAAGCACACCCAGACTGGGAAGACATTCGTGAAGATGATGCATTCCATGCATGGGCAGACGAGCAGCCTAAAGCTGTACAGGATGCACTGTATGAGAATGAGACGGACGGTAAGCTAGCAGCATGGGCTGTAGGTTTGTACAAACAGGAAATGGGTATTAGCAAAGCTAAGAAAGCCTCTCCTAAAGATGCAGCTAAAGCTGTAGGTACTAAATCTGAACGTTCATCTCCGGATGCTAGCAATAGCAAAGGTGTTATTTACGAAAGTCAGGTTGCTAAGATGTCTGCACATGAATACGAGAAGAATGCCGATGCAATTGCAGAAGCAATCCAATCTGGTAAATTTGTGTACGACATGAGTGCTGGCGCACGTTAGTGTTGACAATGAGTGTGGGCGCACATATAACTGTGCCCATACTCCTCTACATCCACCCTCGCAACGAGACTACTGGATAAGAGTTTCGATGTGCAGAAAGTTACTCAAGAACCTTCAGGCCAGTTGGCAATTGAGCAACAATCTACTCATCACCCTTCAACAGTCACCCACAAATGCATAGGCCGTTAGTTCATTTGGCCGTGAACCTAACCCACCCTATTAGCTAGTTGGCCCTGTAGAAGTTCATTGTGCTTTCGGTTACAACACGGATCAGGAGTGCAAGTACGCACCATTCGTAATAAATCGCACGGCACACTTTACCTTTATATGCCTAACTAATTAATCCAAAGGGGAATACTCATGGCATTTGCAGCAGCATCAGGTTGGACTAACCTTCCTAATGGTAACTTCTCACCAGTTATCTACTCTAAGCAAGCACAGCTTGCATTCCGTAAAGCTTCTACTGTAGCAGCT